CAGTGGGAAAAGCTTAGCTGAATCGTTTTTAAGCTGTGATGCAATCGTGATCATTGATACGAGCGGCTCAATGGGCGCAAACGACTCGCGCGGTGGCAAGTCAAGATACGATGTAGCACAAGAGGAGCTCACCCAGTTACAAGCCACCTTGCCAGGAAAGATCGCTCTAATTGTCTTTTCAAGCGACGTCCAGTTTTGCCCATCTGGTATTGCACCCTTTTTATGTGGTGGCACAGATATGTTGAAAGCACTCAACTTCGTCAAAGTGGCAGACGTGGACGGGATGAAGTTTATTTTGATTTCAGACGGCCTTCCCGACTCGGCAAACGAGGTGCTCGCAAAAGCCAAAACATTCAAAAACAAAATATTCGGAATTTACGTAGGCCCTGAAAATGATATTGAAGGCGGAAGAGCATTCTTAGAAAAACTATCAAAATGTACTGGCGGTGAGAGTATAACTGCTGATAGAGCAATGGAATTGGCGGGAAGTATTCAGACATTATTACTTAAAGGCTAATTTCATGTGGTATACTAATTGCACCTCTCACGGTTGTGCGGATTTCGCTTTAAAGAGCGAAGTCTTGCGCTTGTTTTGCACAATCAAATATTTTGCGCACGTTTTGCGCCTGTTTAACTATCCGCCTTCCGTGAGAGGGAGTCGTGAGACTGTTAGACAGGCGCAAAACGTTTAAGGAGAAAAAATGATAACGATGAGGAAAACAATTAACCCTATTGAATTAGCCATAGAGAAGGATAAAAAGTATTTCAAGGACCATCCAAACGAGAAAGAATACATTAGAGCAACAATTCCTGGAGAGTTTTTACCTGTAGAGGTCCCTTCATGGGCGAAAGTCCGTGTTACTCAATTAACTTCTGGAGTTCGTATGCGGCGTCCATTTTAAAAAATGGTTTCCTGCCTTTTCGCAGCCCTCCAGTATGCAAGTCTCGGGTGGCAAGTAATTCCCCTTAATTCTATCCAGAAAGGGAAATGTACCTGCCAAAGTCCACAATGCACCGCGCCGGGTAAACATCCATTAACTCAACACGGTTTGAATGATGCTTCAACAGATCCAAGTGTTATAGATAGTTGGTGGAAAAAATGGCCCTGGGCTAATGTTGGAATTCTTACAGGCGCCAACTCCGGGATTATTGCTTTAGATATTGATCCTCGACACAATGGGGATGACACTCTATTTGATTTAATAACTCAAAATGGAAAATTGCCTAACACGGTTGAGGCAATCACTGGGGGTGGCGGTCAACATCTTATATTCGCTCATCCAGGCCGGAATATTCAGAACGATAGCAAAGGTGCATTCTTTGGTCAAGGAATCGACGTTCGGGGGGATGGCGGTTATATTGTAGCTGCCCCTTCTTCACACATCAGCGGAAAATTATACGAGTGGGAAGTGTCAAGCGATCCAATGACAACGACGCCCGCATTCTTACCGGCGTGGGCATTGCAACGGCTGCCCAAGAATGGTAAAACCGCAACTGCCAACACATCCAAATCAAGTAAAAAAATAAAAGCAGGTGGGCGAAACATTGCATTGACTCAAATGGCTGGGGCTATGCGACGCCGGGGGATGCTCACGAATGCCATTGAATTGGCCCTGATCGAAACAAACAAAGATTTATGCGATCCGCCATTGCCGCTCGCAGATGTTCAAAAAATCGCTCACAGTGTGGGCCGCTATAAACCCGCTGGTACGGTCCCTACAGATGACGATCTGTCAGCAGAATGGATTGAAAAATTCCCTGATACGATTTATGGCCTCGCTGAGTTTCGACAATATAAAAATGGTATTTGGTCTCCAGTTAATGAGAAAACGATAGGCGCTGAGATATTAGCCATTATGCAAGATGCAAAAGGGGATGGTTATAAACCCAGTTGGTTTAAAGTGAAATCAGTGCTTGAAATTGCCAGGATGCAGGTTAATACGCCTAACGAATTATGGAATGCCAACTCCGATTTGATCGTTTGTAAAAATGGGACGCTGACAATTTCAACCCGAAAATTAGCTGACCACAAAAAAGAGGATTATATTTCGAGCGGTGTTCCTTATGATTTTTGTCCCTATGCCGATGATAAATTATGGATGGATTTTCTGGATAATACGATCTTCGAAGCATCTGAATTTTTGCAGGAATTTGCTGGTTATTCCTTAACGACTGACACCAAGCTCGAAACAGCAGTTTGGTTATATGGCCCTCGGGGTTGCGGAAAATCAACATTTATTGAGGGATTGAGGGCAATGTTAGGAACTAAGGCGGGTCAATTGGGCCTGGCGCAATTGGAAAACAGTCGTTTTGGATTGTTTGATCTTCCCAGTAAAACCCTTCTTTTTTCAACTGAGCAACCCGCCGATTTTGTAACATGCGGACATATTTTGAATGCTCTCATTTCCGGCGAAGAAGTGATTACGGAGCGGAAATTTAAGGATGCTGAACCGATTACTTCCAATGCAAAATTATTATGGGCAATGAATGAATTACCTCGTATCAAAGAAGCCTCCAGCGGTTTATTCCGCCGCGTGAAGGTTGTCGAATTTCCGGCGCTTCAGGTAAAACCTGATCCGCTTGTAAAAGAGCACATTAAATATATGGGGGCTGCAATCCTAAATTGGGCGTTGATTGGTTTGGATCGACTCCAGCGACGTGGATATTTTGATATTCCCTCTTGTGTTACAAAGGCGACCGCTCTATTTGAAGAAGTAAATGATGTCGTAAAAATATTTGTTGATGAATGCTGTGAGGTTGATTCCAGCTATGAAACGATGGCAAGCACTCTCTATGCAAAATATAGAACGTGGTGTTTTGAAAATGGACATGGCGCTAAGTCCAGTACAACTTTGGGAATTGAAGATTGGAAACGGTTGGGATTTATTAGAGTGCGAAAAAACGCTGGCTTTTTTTGGCAAGGAGTAAGGATCAAATGATTTCTTGTGTATGGTTGTGTATGGTATGTACCTATTTTACATTAAATAAAAAATACGATATGTCTCAGACATTTAATTAATGCATAGAGGGTACACAACCATACACTACCATACACGAATTTAGATTTTTGTACAGGCAAACGGGAGATTATTTTAAAACATGAACATTATTTGGTACACAATGAATAAAAAAATATGTGGTCTTTTGACCCAAAAACACGGCCTCTCAAACCGAGAAGCAATCATTTACCTTGCTAAAACCATCTAAAAACATCCAATATGCCCAACCTATCACCGCGTGAGACTCAAACACTTCAATGCCTGGCCAATGGGTTGTCTTTCAAAGAAACCGCGTGTGAATTGGGTATTTGTGTCCGCACGGTTTATGCGTATGTCTCAAAGGCACGTTGTAAATTAGGGCAAGCGAACACTATTTCAACGGTTGCGACTGCCGTGTCTCTTGGCCTCATAAATGCAGATTTTAACAACTCGACAAACGAGGGGGATTCGTCTATCCTAATAGAAGTCAAATACTGAGTACAAAAGGATAGATGACAATGGACATCGTAAAGTTACTTGCAGAGTTGGTTGGTTTGGCGGGTATTATCTTCGCCGCCGTTGCGTATCTCAAACAGTGGGGCATAAAAGGGAATTGGCTGACCGGCTCCGGCTTTGTGGTCGGCCTGGTGATTGGTCTTGGCTATCGCTATGCTGTGCAGCCAATGATTGATTTTGCCTCCTGGTTCTGGGCGGTGATTTTCGGCCTGATGGCTGGATTTATGGCGACCGGAGCCTATAAGGGTGCCGGAGACATTGCCGCAAAAGCACAGCCACCTGCGTCTGATTTGACCACAACGGTGCATACTTCTGGGTTTGTGCAGGTGCAACCTCCAGCGGATAAGTGAACCATGACCATACCAACGTTACCTGATACCGCATGGCAGCAGGCTGTTTTTGTAGCCATCTTCGTTGTATTCACCCTGGCGCTTGTCGGCGGGGTATTTGCGGCTCTCTTGCGAATTGTCAGTAAGTTTACCAAAATGGCAAATGATTTCCAATCTACCGTCTTAGGATTGGGTAATCAATTTGACTCTCGGAACTCTGCCGTGGTCAACGCTATTAATCAGCTTTTGGTTAAATTTCAAGAGCATGACGCACGGTCTATGGAGGCGGTAAATGATATGCGCAATTCCGTTGCTTCCAGGGATCTGGCCTTCGAACGATCAACCGCGGAGGTTGCGCGAACAGCGGTGGCGGAGGCGGCTAAAGTTGCAGCGGAAGTGGTTAGGGCGGCACAAGTCAATAATCAAGGGCCGCAGCAATAGCGGCAGACAAGTGAATGACGCTTGAACCAGGCTCTTCTCCGCCGCACAAACTGACACGCAAGGAAAGCGTGTTTGTTGACGCGTATGTAGAGACCTGGAACGCCGATGAAGCGGCTCGCCGGGCACACTATAAGGGAGCTGCGACCACAGACTATCAAATCTTACAGCGTCCCCATATTCAGGCGGCTATAAATGAAAAGATAAAACAAATCCAGATGCCGGCGGAGGAGGTCCTCACTCGATTGGCTCAACAGGCGCGGGTGAACGCCGGCGAGTTTTTTATCTACAAACAAGTTGATGTTTTGGATACAAACGGTAATCCGATCATTGACCCGACGACCGGCACAGTAAAAACTCAACTTGAAATGGTTGACATTGACTGGCAACGCTTTAAAGAGTTTGGCTATTTGGTAAAGAAACTTTCTTTCACTCGGCAGGGCCGACCTCAAATCGAGTTTCACGACCCACAAAAGGCGCTTGAAATGATTGGCCGAGCAAACCAATTGTTCGCGGACAAGGCGCCAACCGAACAATCTGAACCGGCTGCACTTTCTATTCCCGTTGATTCAATTGCACCGGCGTTCGTCAATGTCTACCGAGACATCCGGGCGCATCGGCATACTGAGTATCTCTTCTTTGGGGGACGGGGATCAACAAAATCAAGCTTTGTTAGCCTGGTAACAATTTATCTATTGGTCAACAATCCTCAACTTCATGCTCTTGCTACCCGGCAGGTTGCAAACACGTTGCGAGATAGCGTTTATAACCAATTGCAATGGGCTATTGGTGAGTTGGGTTTGACTGATAAGTTTAAGTGTACGACCTCTCCACTTGAAATAGAGTACTTGCCTACTGGCCAGCGGATATTTTTCAGAGGTGCCGATGACCCGTTGAAAATCAAATCAATCAAACCGGTATTCGGCTATATCGGCATCTTGTGGTTTGAGGAGCTGGATAGTTTTCATGGTCCCGAGCAGGTTCGCTCGATTGAGCAAAGTGTGATCAGGGGTGGTGACGAAGCCTATATTTTCAAGAACTTCAACCCACCGCGCACCTCACAGAACTGGGCAAATAAGTACGTCCAGATCCCCAAGGCAACGCAGTATCAGCATAAGAGCGATTACACGACCGTCCCCGTGGAATGGCTTGGTAAGACGTTCCTGGAAGAGGCGGAACATCTCAAGAACGTCAACCCGGCTGCTTATGACCACGAGTACCTGGGTATCGTTAATGGCACCGGCGGCCAGGTGTTCGAGAACGTGGTCATTCGCAAGATCACAGACGCAGAGATAGCGCAATTCGACCGGGTGACGCATGGACTTGACTGGGGCTTCTACCCTGATCCGGCGCACTACTCACGGGTGCATTATGACGCGGCACGCATGACACTCTATGTCTTTGGCGAATATCGGGCGTGGAAGATGTCCAATAGGGATTTATACACTGTCCTTTATGGCATCAGAGATACCAAAGGCAAGGTGATTGAGGCGGGCCTGGGCGTGACACCTGAGGATACCTTGATTTGTGATAGTGCAGAACCTAAGAGCGTGGCAGACTTCCGGGAGTATGGTGCTTCAGCTCGTGGCGCGGAGAAGGGGCCTGAAAGCGTCAAGTACAGCATGAAGTGGCTGGCATCGCTCAAGGCGATTGTAATTGACAACGAACGGTGTCCCTATTCGGCTGAGGAGTTCTTAGATTACGAATTTGAGCGTACGGTAGACGGTGACCTGATTGCAGACTACCCGGATCGCGCGAATCATGCTATTGACTCAGTTCGTTACGCGACAAATTTAACCTGGCGGCGGCGTGGTCAGTAAACTATTTTAGGAGACAATAAAATGACAAGACTTTTGACGAATAACGAGTATGCACAACCGGTTGTGCCGGTGGATGCGGATGGTGTTGTAATTGATCCATCGAAGGCGGCGGCAGCGCAAAACGGGACAGATATTACCAGTCCTACGGCGATGCCGGCGGGCGGGGCGGGTGTTCGGGGATGGCTTTCGGCTATCTGGACAAAGTTGAACGGGTCGCTGGCAGTGACGGGCACGTTCTACCAGACGACCCAGCCGGCGAGTGATGCCGGGCCGGTGCAGACGGTGACTCGGACGCCGTTCAGCTCGGCAGATTGCAGCGCGACGCCGGTGGATTTGACGGCCACACCCGGAGCCAGCCTCAAGGCCGTGGCGATGGATATTATCGTGTCGGTGGTTACCGCCTGCACGGTCAACATCCTCACCGAGAGCGGCTCAACCATCTTCTCGATTTACATGGGCGCAAATTCAACGGTCCAGCTCACCCCGCGGGGATATGTCAAAGGGGCAACGGTCAACAAGAAGTTACAGATCACGACCAGCGTGGCGAGCGCTATTTCGGGCATTTGCAACTGGTTCGCGGAGGCATAACATGCCCTATCCATTAGCGGCTTGTAGAGCGGCGGGAGTGTTGGGGGGAGGGGCGGCTACTGTAGATCACGATGCCGCTGTATTAAATTTGTTTTCCTCGCTCGGAACCGATGTGGCCGTATTCAAGGAGGCGGCTGACACATATATACTGGCTGTTGGTATAGGAGGAAGGTTATATCACACCCAAAGATTTGCTCTTCAAACCCCAACCGGTTCTACCGGCATTAGAAAAATGACTGACACTGAAATCCGGAAGGGGTGCGCTGGCACAAATCAAGAGGATGGCAGCGTAACAAAAAGCGGAACGTGTACACTTGGAAGTAACGCCACATATTACGGCGGAAATTATAGGTATGCCACAGCGGCGGGAGCCTATTGTGAGTTTACAACGCCGGCGGGAATGACGAACTTATACATGCATCATGGGGCTGCATCAAACGCCGGAATATTGCTGGTGACTATTGACGGTGATAATACTCTAGCGTCGGCCCTTTCTACAGCTCAAGATTTAGTTAATGCGGCTGTAGTAGCTAATACCGTGTTAGTTGCGAATGGCGGTAGTCTCAATCCCACGGATCGAGTGATTGATGGTTTTGCCTATACCGCCGCTGACGTAATAACTCTCATGGAGGGCATAGCAGCAGGGGCGCATGTAATCAGGGTCACGGTAACGGGATACAAAAATACTGGTTCTTCTGCCGCCAGGGGCTATTGTGCTGGATTTGGGTATTCCAATGCGGCATCTGTGGCAACGGATAGTGGCTTTTCAATTCTAAAAAAAGTTGCTTCTATTTGGAGCGCCGCAACATCAGAACAGGACATGGCTATTAATTGCGTTCCTGTTATTGGGGGATCAACCAATGTCTTTGTTGGTACAGGACACGGATATGAAAGCGACGTATCTCTCGTTGTTTCGGTAGACGGAGCAGGAAAAACCCTGACTAATAATGTGTTTTTTGGTGGTACGGCAAGCGCCAAAATAGTCAGGACAACAACATTGACACATCCAGATATAACGCCCACCAAAATAGCGGACATTGTACACACCTATGAAATGACTCCTGCAAATGGTTTGAGTGTTGCTCATGCAATTACATGGGCTGTTGACGTAAACATTTATGCGGCCTATATTGCAATGTGGCCGGGTGATGCGGAAATATTTACCAAAGCGAGTTATAAGGGCGAGGGCACTGATGTCGCCTGTGAGGCTGATACTCCCAACGGCAAGGCACAGTGGGGTTGGCGTTGGGCAGGTAGTGGTGGTCGAGTGGCAAACCTGGTTTATATACCCGACGTTGCTGTAAGCGTGGACAATTGGGCAAATATTGACGGAAGTGGGCGCGCCTTACTGATGGGATCAAAGGTTTATGTTTCAAAGGCGAGCAAAACGCCCGGAACTTTAGCTGTTGCGGCTGCCGCGGTTTGGAACAGTGAGGTACATAGACGGGTGCGATATTTTGTTGACGCTGACGCTAGTTTGGCCCGATAAACATGGTTGAAACCGATCCAAAAATGATCGAAACCGAGGGACGGTGAGATTATGATCTACCTCGCCGTTGTCGTTTTGGCTGTTGCTTTCCGCCTTTGTCTGGCGCACCTGGCGGTCAGGAAAATGATTGACGATGCACGCATTCGATAACAGGACTTGTAAAACATGATTTTTCCACCTCGTGACCGATGCAGTCCGGGGATCGACCAGGGCACGATGTGGCTAAAGGTGATACTATGACCGATTATGTTGATTGACACAATAAGGAGATAATAAAATGTTAAGAATTCGTGTTTTGAAAAACCCTCAAAGGTGAAATGACCCTACTTGCCAAAGCAAACCTTATAAGAGCCATCTCCCTGGCTTCTCCTGTTCTTGCCACGGCGATCAAGGCAGGGCGCGATCCACGCGAGCCAAAACACCTGGAAAAGATGCGGCTTGAAAGACGTCTCACAAGGCTGCTGAAATATCGCTTTGTTCGCCAATTCAACAATCTTCGCCGCATTCTCGAAATGTTGACCGGGCGCAAAGCAATCATTGATCCAGCCTGGATACAAATGGCGCTCGAAGATAACGACGCCTTCTTTGAGGCGCAACTTCTGGCAATGGTTCAACAAGCCGCCCGGTCGGGTGTATCGTTGTTTGGGGTAGATGTCCCAATTGGCATCGATTGGACACTGACCAATAGCGAGGCGGCAAACTGGGCAAGGCAATACGCCGGGCAACTGATAAGCAAGGTCGACGCAACCAGTCTGCAAGCCGTTCAATCCGCCGTTGCTCAATTCGTGGAAACGCCCGGTATGACAATGGGTGATCTTCGGTCGCTTCTCCCGTTCAACGAACAACGCGCCGGGATGATTGCGACGACCGAGGTAACCAGTGCCTATGCCGCCGGCCAGGATATCGCCGGGGATAGATTGGTAAAAGAATATCCCGATGTTCAGGTAATTGATACGTGGTACACGAACAATGATGATCGGGTTTGCCCGTTGTGCGGGCCGCTGAACGGGAAGAAAGTAAAACACGGTGACAGTTTTGCAACCAATCCAAAGACCGGACAACCGATATACCGCCCGCCGTATCATGTTCGCTGCCGGTGCTGGAAGGCCAGTTCAACCAATATACGAGGTATCTAATGGCAGACGAAAACACTGCGATCCATATAAAAATCGAGGGCCTTGATAAACTCGAAAAGAAGTTCGATGAGCTGAAAGACGAAATCAAGGACACCTGGCAAGCGGCAGGCGAGGAATCAGCAAACCTCATCCTCGATACCCGGGGTCTGCGATCTTACCCGATGGAGACAGACGCCAATATGCCCCCAGTCCCTTACTACATCCGGGGAACGGGTATGCAAATATCCGAGAGCAAAAACACCGGGTCGTCTGAAGTATTGGGCAAACAGTTTTATGTTCGTAGCCGGCCGGCGAGCTGGGCAACAGTGATTGGCAATAGGGCGAGTTATGCAAAGCATGTTATTGGGCAAAAACAGGCTAAAGCAATGGCACGCATTGGCTGGCGCAAACTGTTCGACGTGGCGTTGTCGAAACAAAAAGAGATAACCGAGATTTATCAGGCGTGGATAAATAGATTGCTAAAAAAGGTAGGACTAAATTAGATGGATGGTCTAACAGTTGGGCGAATGGTTCACTTTGTTTGCGGAATGGTTCACAGAGCCGCTATTGTCATTGATGTTCAGAATGCTGAAAAGGGACTGGTTACGCTTTTTGTTCTTTCCCTTCCCATTGATGGACGTGGCGGTATCTTTATGAACATCAATACCGAATTCAGTGAAACATGGAGAGACTCAACCTGGCACTGGATTGAAAAGGCGTAAATATGAGGCGCTTTCTTTCTCGGCTATTTCGATGGCATTGCAAAGATCATAGTCAGTGCTGTGATACGTGTGAATTGTACGAGATTTGTACTATTCTGTACAACGAGAAATAAACAGAAAAGGAGAATAAAATGCCAAGTACAACCATTCAGTTTTTCGAGTACAAACACCTGCCGGTAGGTTTGCAGACTATCAGCAAAAAGTTTTACGACCTCGCGCATGACCTTGAGGATACCTTGCCAGACGGCCCGGAAAAATCAGCGGGTATGCGTAAACTGCTTGAAGCTAAAGATTGTTTCGTGAGAGCGAATATCGTTTTTCCAAAACCGTAATGTTGCACATAATGACAGCATGACAAATACTGAGTATTGATGTAAACTGATTTTACATTGTGCAAGTAACCTGCTATGGAATAACGCGAGGGATCGCGCTAGGACGAGCAGTCAGCGCGCCGGCCGGTGAGTTAGGGCGCAAACAAATTCCTGAAAAGGAAAATTGTTTGCGCTTTTTTGTTTAAGGAGTTCTATGCCCTACGACAATTTACCCGAAAGCCAATGGGCGGATATGGACAAATGTAAGCAGTCCGTTATGGACGGTGGGCAAGATGAGCCGTCTGCCATTGCAATGTGCTATGCAACCCTGACCGGAAAGGCAAAGACCATCGAAGAGGCTGCCCAGATGCTGAAAGATGGCAAGATCGAAATAAAGTCCCTAAAGTCATTCGGACTTACGGTCAAGGCCGCCGGCGATTGGGAATTGGACGTACTCGGTATGCCCTTTGGCGGCCCTTTGGATGGCAAGGACACGGACGGTCAGTATTTCAATCAAAACACCCAGGCTTATTTGGACGTCTACAAAACCATTCCGGCGTTTTATTATCACGGCTATTCGCCCGAAGGTAAGCCAATGGGCGAGCCGGTGCAAATCGGCATGGCGAAGTACACCCGCACCGATAAGGACGGCCACTGGTATCGGGTGATTTTGGACCGCACCAAAGACCTGGCGAAGCGCATTTGGGACGCGGCTAAAAACGGTGTAGCGCGTGCCTCCAGTGGCAGCATTGCGCACCTGGTAAGAGTTGCCAAAGATGGATTTATCCAGAGTTGGCCGGTTTGTGAATTATCACTGATCGACGCAGAGGGCAAGCGGCAGCCTGCAAACAATTACGCCGTCGCTATGCCCGTTATGAAATCTCACTTTGAAAATGCGGGTATGCAAATGCCCGTTATCCCGGCAGATGACCCAGAGGCGGCGGGAGCTGCGGCGGCCAACACCGGTAATCAATCACCCAAGCATAAGGAGTTTACAATGGACGAAAAAGATTTGATTAGGTTATTGGACGAACGCGACGCCGCCAAAGCTAAAGAAGTAGAGGCGGCTGAAAAGGCGAGAGCCGTGCAAGATACGGCTATCAAGGCCGCCGTTGATAAGGCGGTCACCGAGACTGCCGATAAGATCAACAAAGAATGGGCCTCCAAATTCCGCCTTCCAGGTGGAATGCCCCGCGTCAACAATTGGGCCGATACCGCCAAGTACGATGCCCTGGACGCGGCTGAATTGGGATTGATGATCAGCCTCCAGAACAGTCTGCACGCGGCCAAGTCAGATAAAATGGCTCCGGTAAGCGTCTCAGCTTATAAAGCCCTGGCGCTGAAGGTAGCCCGCCTGGGTGGAGATGGCGGAAACAAGGAATCCGTGTACACCAAAGCCTATGCTCAGGCCGCACTGAAAGCCGCTATCGGCCTCGACTTGACTGATGAGGCCATCAAAGGCGCCTTCAAAACCAACGATGGTGACCCGAACTATATTTACACGAACATCGGTTCGGATTGGGTTGGCACCGCCTACTCCAATCAACTTTGGGAGGCGATCCGGTCAACCCCCACTGTTGTGGCGAAAATCCCATCCGAGACCATCCCGGACGGTTATGCATCCGAGACCTGGCCTTTGGAAAGCACCGATCCTACCTGGTATAAAGTTGCCGAAGTTGCCGCCGGTGATTCTACGCTGCATATCCCCGCCGCCACCGTGACCGCCTCAACGATTGGAACCCTGAACAAAAATATCACGGTCGGCAAAATGGGCGCGCGGGATATCTATTCCGGCGAACTCACCGAGGATAACCTGATCGGTTACGTTCCCAATCTCCGGCGCCAGCTCCAGCTTTCCGGCGCTGAACAGATGGAGCATGTTGTCATTGATGGCGATACCGCTGCTGCCAGCAACATCAACGATATTGGCGGCACGACCTATTCCGGTGCAGCTACTACCCTGTTTCTGCTGACAAATGGTTTCCGCAAGATCGGCATTGCCAACGGGCGGTCGGCTTCTGGCGCTCTGTCCGAGGATGATTACCTGGAAACCGTCCGCAAACTGGGCTTGAATGGTATCGCCGCCGACGTTGCAAAATGCGCGTTTATCGTTGACCCGAATGTCTACTTCGCCTCGCTCAAGATGGCAACCGTCAAGACAAAGGATGTCTGGACGAATGCGACTATGGAAAGCGGCGTCCTGGCCCGGCTCTGGAATTACCCCATCAACCAGTCCTACTTCATGCACTGGCGGCAGCCATCCCGCAAGGCCAACACCGCCGGCAAAGTTGATCTCACGACCGTCGGCAACAACACCACAGGCGGTATCATCGCCGTCCGCTGGGATCAATGGAAAATTGCCTACAAGCGGCTGATGACCATTGAAACCACCCGCATTGCCAATGCGGATTCCTGGGAAGTGGTTGCTCTCACTCGCTGGGGCCTGGGTTATCGGGATGCTTATGCGTCTGCCGAAACCTACAACGTGGGCGTGTAATCTCGCCTAAATCGTTTCTTTCAAATCAAGTTAGATGGGGGAGGTGTAACAGCCTCCCCCGGAGACAATCAAAATGAACACTCCCTATATCATGAAAAAAGGCGTATCGCGCTTGTCCGATCTGATTGATGGTGGATCGGCACACGGATACCCTGGCGATTATCCCGGCCGGGAATATTTCGTCAATAACATCGTTGGTTTGTCGACTTATTATGGCAGTTCCTGGCTGAGACCGTTCGATGAGCTTTCGACGGCTATCACCGCAGCCGAAGCCTATCGCCTGGCAATGGCGGCAACGAACGTTTATGTTCGCAACCGGATTTATGTCCAGGGTACAGCGACGGCTTACTCCGCCCTGACCGCTCTCCCGAATTACTGCGACATTATCGGGATTGGCGCTGATCCTCGCGGCAATGGGGCCGGTATCGCTCGTGTTGAGGGAGCGTCAACCACTGACACAGTTGCTTCAACCGGCGTGCGTGGATTGAACCTTTTCAACATGCAGTTTGGCGGATCTGGCGCAGCCTGGGCGATGAACCTGGCGATTTGTTTCCGCTCGATTTTCGAAAATGTTGCCTTTGTCAATCGCACAACCGGCGGCCTGCAAATTGTAACCGGCGGTGGTATCACCCTGCGCAATTGTCACGTGGGCGGCGACACTGCAACCCCGGCGCTTGGAATCAATGTTGGCACGGCTGGCGGAAACTTCAACCAAAGTTTGGTTGAGGATTGCATGATCTATGCCTCAACTTCCGGTTTCCTGAACCATGCCTACCTGAGTGATGGCACCCTGGTGCGCAGGAACACCATCTATGGTGCTTCCTATGGTGTGGTTGATCATTCCGCTCAAACCGGCTTGGCTGGCCTGGCGTTCTATGTCAACAACTTCGTGTCTGGTGGCGACGCCTTCGATGTCACCAACTCCCCGGCGGCTCGTGTCATCGGGAACTATGTTGTCAACGGCACGACCGGCGCGGTGGAAACAACGCACGTCTAAACTTTTTCAACTCTCTCGGCGTGCGGGTTGTCTCCTTGCCCGCACGCCCAAAGGATAAAATTCCATGAAAGTCAAATTTCTAAAAGATCATGAAGGCTACGAAGCCGGCGATGTTGTTTGGATTGCCGATGAAAAAGAGGTTCAGGCGCTATTGAAAAAAGGCGTCGTTGAATTGGTTGCGGTAGAACCCGAGAAGAAACCGGCACCCGCCAAAGGAAAATAATATGGGCGCTTTCCGAATCATAAAATTACCAATCGTTTGCGATACCAACGGAGCTGCAACCGTCCAACAATCTGAGGTAGGCGTAAACGGCTACCTGGAAGAGGTTGTGTACGTCCCCGGAACTATCGCAACCGGCGGGGATTTGACCATCACCGTTGAAAATTCCGTTCAGTCTAAAGCCATCCTGACCTTGACAGACGCGGGAACATCGACCCTTGTAAAATATCCCCGTGGCTCTGGGTGCGGTGCAACGGGAGTGGTTGGCACGGATGCCATACAGCATATTCCCGTAATTGGTCAGTTCAAAGTCGTTGTTGCTCAGGGTGGCAATGGCGGCGCCGGGGCGCTGTATTTCACGGTGCTCGAATAATGGCAATCGTCAACGGTTATGTCACTTTAAGCGAATTCAAAGACCGCTATTTCTCTCAGCGGTCTTATTCCGCTGCTACCTTGACCTTTTCCAACAGCGGTAAGACCATCACGGACAGCGCCAAACGGCTAATGAAGTTCAGGGATGCCCGCATACTGAGTATCTCTGGGGCCGGGCAGACTGGAAATAATGCGACCTGGTTGATTGATACAACTGTTCCACCAACCGATTCGGTTATCACCCTGACGGCAGCACCCACTCAGGAAAGCGCCGGGGCAACCATTACCCTGATTGATACGAGCGATACGGTCGATGATGCCACAATTGAGAGTGTCATCACGGCGATAAGTCGACTAATCGATCACGAAACCGGGCGCCGCTTTTGGGTGAATACCAACGACGAAGACCGCTATTACACGGCTGGAGATGAGGATTGCTTGCGCACAGATGATATCGTATCGCTGACGACCCTGGCGACCGATATTGGCGGCGCCCAGTCCTACAGCGCATGGGCGGCGACTGACTTTGACCTTATGCCCTATAACGCAAGTTTGGACGGTAAACCTTATACCAAGATTGAGCTTACGCCTTATTCCCAGATGCTTTTCCCCCTTTCCAAAAAAGGCGTAAAGCTCACAGGCAAGTTCGGATACTCAGTATCGGTCAACCCGCTCGCGCATGAGGCGTGCATCCTCCAGGCACTGCGATTATTCAAGCGCAAAGACGCTCCGTTTGGCGTAACCGGCTCCGCTGAAATGGGCCAGCAGATGGTTCAGATACCTGAACTTGATCCGGATGTGAAAAAGATGCTCGCGCCTCTGCGAAGGAATTATCTCTAATGGCTAACCCAACGTTAGAGGATGTAATCAAAGCGGTGCAGGCGATTATGCGTACGGTTGACGGTATCCGAGATGCTCAGGATCAAATACCTGATTCTGAAAACATCGAACCGTTTACCTTGTGCTATCCCAACTCGGGAACATATGAACAGCAAAGCGTCGGTGATGTCAAAGCTCTGCATACCCTGACCCTGGACGTGATGGTAGCCCGGCAGGACTCGAAGCGATCCTATCAAGAAGTTATTCCTTACGTTGACCGGGTTGCGCTGGCATTGTTGAAAAAGCCAACGCTGAACGGTACGGTTCAGAATTTCGGCCCCCCGTCATATACCTGGATGCAGTTCAACTATGCCGGGATTGATTATGTCGGCTGGCGGTTTGTCATTCCTGGAATTAAATTGCGATTTACATGGTGAGGTAAAACATGGCTTATGGAACAGTACCATTACGAAAGATCCAATTAGGGCAGCAACAAGCGCCGGGCTCCGCCGTCGTTGCCTCTGCCATCTGGCGCGGCCCTGGCGCTCAAATCGACGGCGGCGAAACGGTTGTCAGGCCGGAGGAGAATGTCGGGCTGATCGTAGATACCGACCGGGCCTATATCCCTTACCGTATGGCAACCCTCGATTTTCCAGAATGCCCGGCAACGTTTGAGCAACTTGGGTATGTCCTGGCGGCTGGCGTACAACTTGACGTAGACGGTGCAGCGGATGGTGACGGCGACGGGCACATTTACGAATTCGATGTTGACCAAACAGCGCCAAACACCTTTCAGACTTTCACCATCGAAGCCGGGGATAACAATGCCGCCGCCGCGATGAACTACGCATTCCCGACCGAATTCACTCTCACCTGGGCGCCCAAAGAGGCGCTAAAACTAACATCCAAATGGGTCGGCAGGCAGAAGATCGGGCAGTCGTTTACCGTCCTGGCGCTATCGGTGAGCGATCCGGTTGAAGAAATCCTGGCCCCAAAAATCTACGTCGATGATGTTGACGATTTGGGCGATACCCAGTTAGAGGGGACGTTGATCGGTTACGAATTGAACTGGCAGACTGGCCTTGTGCCACAGGCAACCGGCGACGGTGAAAATTATTTCCATGTGCAAATTCCCAAAAAGCCGAGTTTCACCCTGCGTTTGACGTACGAACATGATGCAAACTGTTCCGCTGAATACGCCAAATTCCTGGCGTTGATATCGCGGGTAATCCGAATTTTGCATGAGGGGTCTACGATTGACAATGGCAATACCGGGACTTACACAAAAAAGACCTTAGAGATAAACCTTTGCGGAAAGTACACCGCTTTCCCGCCTTTCAGCGATCAGAACGGTGACAACATTGTGACCGTTGAGTTCCAGGGCGGGTACAATGCAACGGCGAACTTTTTTGGTTACTTCATCCTCGTAAACACACTGGCGGCGCTGGTATGAAATTCATAAAAGATCAATTTCTGAGTTATGGAGAAGTGAGGCGGGCAGGTCTTGATAATGATGTCGCCTTTGACCTCATGGGCAAATTTGCAGTACACGAGGACGGTATACATTACACCCCCGAAGAATGGGCTGCTTTTGGCGAGACGCTCGATTTTCCAGTTGGCTTTATGGAGTTGTTTCGAGAATTCCAGAGACAAACCATAATCCCTACAATGAGGAGCGCAACCTAATAATCGCCGCCCTGTTTTACAAGGGAAAGAGCGCTCCTCATTGGTTATCGGATTTGGCGATTGCACAGGAAGCTGGGATAAAGCCCTGGAAAGTTGAGGACATGCCCGCTGAATGGTATTACCGGATCATGGCACTTTTAGAAGCACGACAATCGGGACCGAAAAAGAATGTCTAACGATGTTGTAATCACTCTAACTGGAAAAGATAATCTCACCCCAGTTACCAAAAATATAACGATGAATTTGCGTGAGATGGGGGAGAAAATATCTTCGCTCGGTATGCGAATGACCGCCGCTTTTACTCTCCCCGTTGTTGGTTTGATTGCATTGGTTAAGGGGAATAAAGAAGTGGCAGCGGCATTGAAGCCCGTTGCGGATGGCCTGGAGAAGGTCAAGACTAATTTGGCAATGGCGTTCTTGCCAATCATAAACGCCGCCCTGCCCGGATTATTGAAACTGGTAGACGGCCTGGCTAAAGCCGTCGATTGGTTTGCAAAATTAGACCTGGGAACCCAGCAGACAATCATAACCATTGTGGGAGTTCTAGCGGTGGCTGGTCCACTGGTTACCGTGGTCGGTCAGGTCATCACTGTGGTCGGTACGCTCCAGATGCTTCTCCCTGGCCTGGCGGTTGGGTTTGGCGCGGTAGTCGCTCCAATAACGGCGGTGGTTGCAGCACTCACGGCGCTTTATGTTCTTATCAACATGAAGGAATTTAAGCAATTACTCCTTTTGATAGGGTACGGTCTATTTGGCAACGTTCCCGGCGTAGGACAACAGTTAGTCAAGACTGCCAATGATTGGGGTCTACTCGGCGGCGGCGCTACTGCACCCGTCGTTCCCTCTGTGGGCGGCGGGGGTGGTGCTCGAAACTTAGGATTAACCGCCCCCGGTCCAAATGCAAACTACACCCCCTCAACCGTTGTCAACGTCAATTATTCCAGCCTGACTACCCCGACCGCTGATCAACTTGAAATACTTGGGGCGGCAATTATACAGGCGCAAAGGCGGCAGCGGTGACAGTCGGTGCAAAATGGAATGATGCTGATTACCTCTATGACGACGCTACCCGGATTTATGATGTTGACGGCGCAAATCCAGCGGGGTCAATTCAGCACATATTTCTAGTCGATTGGAACAACGACGGCACGTTTGAAAGCAACGAAGCTGAATATATAATTGATATCCCTCAGATTATCCGGGGGTGCGCTTTCCTCGTTACCCCCAACGGCGGCGGGTTTGAGAAAATCCAGCCGGCACAAGGGACAATCACCCTCAACAATTCAAGCGGCAGGTTTGACCCTGACAACATCAGCGGGGCGCTTTACGGCAAACTTCTACCGGGGAGAAAATTTCGTTATTACGTCAAAGACCTGGCAACTAAAACCATGTGGCCGGTGATGGCTGGCATTATCTATGACATCCCGGCAATCAGCGATAGCAATACGGTGGAGTTAGTCATTCGGGATAGTATGACTTTGCTTGACCGAAACTGTACCTTGCCAACTGCATACATGGCATCCGTTCGCAATGCGATAACCGACACCCTGGCGCAGTCGCAATTTACGAATGATTTTGGGGCGGTGATCGACACAGAGGATCAACGTATAACCTCGTTTGACGTAAATAAACTTAACGCCCTGAACGTTCTGCAGGATTTGGCGGCCGCTTCTCTCGGTCAAGTTTTCGCTGATAACCGGGGAGCGATAAAGTTTTATTCCCGTGGTCATTCCAGCATGCCGACAATCGAGATTGACCAGGCGCAATGTCTCAAAACGATCCGGCGTTCTACCGCCTGGGAGAATTTGCGCTCGGCAGTCCAGGCAAATATTACCAAATTACAAAAGGGCGATGAAGAAATTGCGTTCCAATTGTCCGGTCCAATGATTATCGTAGGCCAGGGGACAAACAACGGCTATACCTACATGACGTTTAATTATTCTGGTTTTGTCGATGTCCGGCTGGCGCAAGCTGGCGCAAACAGCGCCCTTGATGATTCGGCGGTTGTCTACGGGCCGGGCGGGCATGAATGGGGGTCGCTCATATCGCTTACCGTCAATTCCATCAATAATAAACAGATAAAACTCACATTCCATAGCACCATAGGCCCGCAAGTTTACCTGACAAAACTCATTCTTGTCGGGCGCAAGATTACCACGAGGCAGGTTACGGCAAGTTACCCATATACAGCACCGTCTACCCAGGACGGGGACGAAGCAATCATTTTCCAAAGCGGAGTGGTTGATATTGCCGGGCAAGCCACTGAGGTTATTACCGGGAGTTATTCGAATATTGTGGGCGCTCACCTGTCCTCATTGATTATCAAGGCCAATTCGGGCGGAACGGGAATGCAGGTCTACCCCGATTCTTATTGGGCTATCCCTGTCACGATAATTGTCAATGATTCCACATATTCAATTTCCATTCACAACATTTACAATTTCGTGATTTGCGTAACATCCTTAATTATCGTTGGCAAGTCTACAACTGACACCCGCACACCCACAAACGGCGACACCCTGTTTGTGCTTGATTCGCCCTGGCTGCAAGACATCAATCACGGCGAGGCGTTTACAAAGATGATTTATGATTTTCTGCGCTCCCCACGCCGCACAATCGAGATAACCATCGAACAACGCCCGGAGCTGCAATACTCGTTTGATCTGCTTGATAAAATTCACTTCACCAGTTCCAAATTAGGGATTGACGGTGTGTATCACGTTGGGCAGATTACACATTCTTGGAACAACATACCGACCGGGCAATCTGTAAAAACGAACGTGGTATTAATTCCACGCTTGACCGATGGCAGCACAATTGCAAACGATCCTTACGACCCGTTCCTGCCATGGATACCCGTGATAGACCCGGTTATTCCGCCGGTTGACCCGCCAGTCCCGCCTCCAGTTGAGTCTGTGCTGGAATATAAGGGGAATAAAGTTTCCGGCTATTGGGACGATATTTGCAACCAAGACAACAGATACGATCAAACGTTCCTGCGCTACCTGGATAACGGGGTAATGGAGATTGACGCCAGACCAGACCTGTTAGGGATTGACACTTACTTTAAGTTCGTCTTTCAGATAGATTACACTGGCCCCACAAGCGAAGTCGGGCAGGTTATGCTTGACTGGGAATTTCTAAGCGGGGTATGCTCACGCTCTCCGCACGGGGTAGAAGGTTACAACTCGGCACTGCACGGATACGAAATAAACCCACAGCCCCGATGGGATAACACAACTCCGGCTACACTAATCCCTGGATTAGACGCGCTTCTATCCTGGTTCGGGGCTGAGGATTGGGCACTGACCTATCGCTGGGACGGTGACATCGTACCCCTTTCTCAAACCTATAACGATACTCACGGAAATTCAGGCGCTCCCGATTATAAGATTACGCCTGATTTACAGGCGACCGAAAGCCGCTACCTGAATATTTCAATCCGGGTCGGCGAAATTCTGTCGACCTGCCAATGGCAAATCAAGAAAGTCTATATCCGACCCCCTGGCGGGGACGGCTCAACTGACATTGTAATTTGGAGTTATACACCATGACCTATCCAGCAGCAGTAACCACGTTTACCGCAAAAGTCGCCAGTGTCGATTACCCGAAGGCGGCGGACATCAACACGGCGTACACCGACATTACCAACATCGAGACCGAGTTGGGGACAGACCCCGCCGGGTCAAAAACAGACCTGAAAACCCGGCTCGCTATCGCCCTGGCGGATGACGGCAATCTCAGGCTATCGGCTGGCAGCACCATAACTATTTCTAGTGGCGTGGCCTCTCAGCCAACGAATAACTTTCACTTGATTCTCCCCCAGACCGGCGCGGCGGATGACTTGGATACCATCACGGCGACAACCACACCGGACGGGTTTGTATTGTTTATAGCGCAGGCTGGCGACACCAACCAAATCACCTTCAAACACAACACGGGGAATATCCTGTGCGCGGGGGCGGCTGACTTCATCCTGTCGAACAGTTCAGAATTGGTAATGTTGGTCTTTTCAACCAGCCTCGCAAAGTGGCGGGCGTATCACTTTTCGAGTAAGAAAGTTCCTCGCCTGGCAGCCAGCGACCCGAAACACGCAACGGCAGGCAGCCGCCCGGCGGGTCTACTCTATGAAATCGTAGCGTACTCGGGGAAGTTATACTTTTGCACAAACAGTACGACTCCGACCTGGGAAGCCATAACCAGCAGCTAATGAGGCAATATGACGTATCCTAAAATTATTGATATCAGTTGGTGTCAACCAACGAAAAATATAGACTGGCAAAAACTGCACGATTTGGGGATTGGCGTCATTATCCGGGCTGGCCAGGCTGATTTCACGGATAGTTTGTTTTTCGAGCATGTTGCCAATGCCATAAAGTACAAGGTGCCATTTGCGATTTATTTTTTCTTTCAGCCCAACCTGCATTACGAGCCGCAACTGGCGCATTTCCTGGAAATTTGGAACAGCCTGCCAGTCAAACCAATACAGATTTTCTTGGACGTGGAAAATATCGCTTATACGGAAATTCAACCGGATGGATCAAAAAAACAAATTAACGTTTTACCTCCAAATGCTTTAACTCATAGCGCCTGGCTGTGGGGTTGGCTAGACGGGGTAGAAAAAGCAACGGGAATCACGCCAGGTATTTATACCCGCGCCGATTACTGGAATGTTTGGACGCTTCGAACCTACAACTGGTCACACTGGCTGCTGTGGGTTGCAAGCTGGACAAACTACTCGGCTGACATCCGCTTGCCTGCTGATTGGTTAAACTGGCAGGTGTGGCAATATGAGGGCGGCACGGGCCGGCAAGAGGGAATCACCGGGCCGGTTGATTTGGATTATTTCAATGGGACTCAAGATGAGATGCTGGCGTTTTTTGGAATGGCACCAGTGGTAGTTACACCACCGGTGGAATCAGAACTGACACTAGAGTCACTGGACGCCAGGCTGCTAAAGATTGAATCATTGCCGTGGTATAAGCAGTTTTTCCCGATTGTGAATAAATAAAAACCCCGCCGGTTGGGGCGGGGCGGCAGTTATTCGGTTTTCTCTTT